CTCCAGCCGATGCTAAATTGATTAGTGTAGCGCTGCAATGACGCATCCGGAAATCAAGGAAATCGAAACCCGCAACAAGGCCAACAAGCGCATCTTTGGCGAGGCCCTGCGTCGGCATTTCATCCAGAACCCGTATGACCTGAAGCTGTGCGCGGAAAAGCTCGTGGCCATGGCCAAGGAGGGGGACTTGGGCGCGATCCGTGAGATTGGCGACCGGCTGGACGGCAAGCCAAAACAGGAAACAGAAACCAACAATCGCTACCAGATCAACCTCACGCGCGAGGAGGCTATTGCCGAACTGCGCGTGCTCCAGCCACAGATCGTCAACCTCATCGGAAAAGAATAATGGCCACTGTCCAAGTCATCGCTCCGATCACCGGCTCGTCTACCGTCACGTCTCCCAGCACGCTCAACTATGAGCGTGTGGTGTTTGCGGCCAGTGTCTTGGCCACCACCGAGTCGGTGATAGTCAACGTGGTATTGCCGGATGGCGTGAGCGTCGCTGTTGCGCCGGACGTCAACGGCGTCTACACGGGACTCACCGCAACCAACCCGGTTCGAACTTACTTCGGCGGGCCGGAATATCAGCTTGTCAAAGCATCCACGGCGGGTGCCTGCGGCGTTTACCTGATTCCCGTAGGTAAGGGCACCTGAGCTTCACTCACAAGCAACTCCCAAACCCCGCTCAACGCGGGGTTTTTTATTTCCTCACATCACACCTCTTTAGGAGATAGCAATGCCCATTTCCAATTACTCCCGCTCGATGTTCTTGAGTGGCGTGCGTGAACGCGGCCTGCGCAATGCCATCAAGGCAGTCAGCCCAAACATGAATGCGGCTTATGACCTTACTGGTCAGGCCGGCGGCGGTTCGGCGACGTTTGTTCCGGACAACAACCTGGCTATCCAGGTTGTGCAGAACAAGTTCTATTCGATTGAGGGAATGTTGGCACTCACCGTAACCGCATCGGCCAACAACGGCATAAATCTGAACTTCAACGGCGGCACGGCCGCTGTGTCCAACATGGCCGGCAATGTGTTGTTCACGGCGCACAACACCGCAACCACCCTGAGCTTCGACACGGCAGCCCTGAACACCTCCATCGTCGGCGGCATTGCCACCGCATGGACCAAGGCCTGGGTTGATCTGTCGTTCCTGTGTACCACGTCCGGCACGGTGGTTATCCAGTTGGCCTCCGCTGGTGCTGGCGGCGCTGGCACAGCACCAGTCATCAATGCTGGTTCGTGGATTTGCGCCTACCCGCTGGATCACGTCATCGAGGAATGATGGAGATTGATGAACTAGACCCGCTGGAGCGGGCGACGGTTCTCGCCCGCCATATCCAGACGATTGATGCGGGAAGAAAGTTTTTTCGCATGTTCCCGGACGACGGGTTGTTCGCTCGGGAGAACTATCCGCAACAGATAAAGTTTTTCGCCCTCGGCGAACACAAACCGTACCGTTGTCTGCTCGGTGGTAACGGTACGGGCAAATCCGTTTGCGGGGCTTTTGAACTGACATGCCACCTGACGGGCTTGTATCCGGAGTGGTGGACTGGCAAGCGCTACACCAAGCACATCACCGCCTGGGCCGGAGGCGTGGACTACAAGTCGCTGCGCGAGTCCCTGCAGCCCACTGTTTTGGGTTCGCGCGGGATGGAAGGCACCGGCATGATCCCGCGCGACTTGCTGATTGATTTCAAGTATCGGCCAACGCCTGCCGATTCGCTGGACTACATACTCGTGCGGCATGCGTCTGGTGGTATTTCCAGACTGGTCATCAAGTCCTATGAGGAAGGGCGGGAAAGTTTTCAGGCGGCCAACGTGGATTTCATCTGGCTTGATGAGGAGCCGGCCTGGCCGATCTATTCGGAGTGCATCCAGCGTTTTCGTGGCGAGACGGCGCAAGGTCAACTGATCCTGACGTTCACTCCTCTGTTCGGCATATCCGAAGTCATCACGATGTTCCTGCCGACGTTCATGCAGGGATTCAATGAGGACGAGTACGAACGCTCTGGCAGGGCTTACGTCACCTGCACGATGGACGACGTGCCGCACATCACGCCGGAGGAAAAGGCGGTAAAGATCGCCAACACACTCCCGCATGAGCGAGAGGCGCGCATCAATGGCGTGCCGAGTGTTGGCGAAGGACGTGTCTATCCATTCGCCGAAGACAGTTTCGTGATCGACCCCATTCCCGGGGGCGTGCCAAAGCATTACCTGCGCCTGTACGGACTTGACCCCGGGTTGAACTGTACGGCCGCTATCTGGGGTGCCCACGACACTGACTCGGACATCATCTACCTGTACTCCGAGCACTACATAGAAAACGAATTGCCTCCGGTGCACGCCCAAGCCATTCGCGCTCGTGGCCACTGGATTCCCGGTGTCATCGATCCGGCATCGTGGCAAAGAAACACCTTGTCCATGGACGCGCCGATTGAGGTGTACCGCAAGTTGGGGTTGCGCCTGAAAGAGGCCGACAACACCCGCGATGGCGATGGTGGAGGAATCTACGACGTTTACGAGCGCCTGAGTACGGGAAGGCTAAAAGTATACAAGACGCTCACGAATTTCCTGCGCGAGTTTCGCCAGTACTCGCGTGACCGCAACAACCGAATCATCAAGCGCAACGACCACTTGCTCGATGCGGCCCGTTATCTCGTTCGCGGCATCCGCAATGCCGCGCAATACCGCGCCTCGGAATTTGAACGTAGCCCCGTCATGCGTGAAGAAACCTTCGGACTTTATCAATGAGCGTTGAGAGTATCCAAGACACCGAAGGACTCGATCCTGAAACCCTCGCCGCGATGGCCGAGGCCAAGGATCGGCACAAGAAGCTCACGCAAGACCTCGTGGACCAGCTGTGCAAGAAGCGCGACGCGGTGGTAAGGGCAAAGCGGCATATCGAGAAACGCTGGATCGACGATCAACGCCAATGGGATGGCGAATCGCGTTTACTCAATACCAAGGAGTTCCCGAGCCAGACCAACGACGACCACTTGAAGCCACCCCGGCCGCACCTGACGCGCTCGCGTTGCGATTTGTGGGAATCGCGCATGATCGATCTGTTGGCCCCGACCAACGATCCGACGTGGGACTTGCGCCCATTAGCTCAGGAGGACATCGACACGCCACAAGACGTCGATCCGGCGCAGTGGCAGGAAGTGCTGTCGCAGCTCAAGGAGAACGCGGAGATTGCGGCGCAGGCGATGAAGCGCGTGATTCAAGACCAGATGGCGGCGTGCAACGCCACCAAGGTCATCCGCAAGATGTGCCGCGATGCGTGTCGTATCGGAACTGGACTGTGCATGGGGCCGATGAACGGCATCCACATCCAGCGTCAGTACGACTCTGGCTCCGACGCCGTAAAAGTTGCTGTAGTTGAGAAGGTGGTACCCGAGATTCGCGAGGGCGATCCGTGGTGCTTCTACCCCGACATGGTGGAGAACGCCGACAAGGCCGAGTTCGCCTTCTATGTCCACTGGATGTCCCAGACAGACTTGTACGGGTTCATGGACTTCCCTGGCGTAGACAAGAAGGAAGTGCTGGAGCTGATCGACGAAAAACCCTACGCCGGGGAGATTGGAGAAAACATCAAGGAGCGCAACCAGCACTCCGGGATGGTTGAGGACATCACCAACCGCTATCCGGTGTGGCGCTATACCGGAATCGTGGACAAGAAATATCTGGACGTATTGGATCTGGGTGAGAACGTCGGCGAGCACATGATTTCTGCCGACATCTGGTTTTCCAACCAGCACATTCTAAAGTCCAAAATCACGATGCTGAGTTCGGTGCGGGATTTTCGGATCCCGTATTACGTGTATTCCCCGTTCCCCATCGACGAGACCATGTTCGGCGGTTCGATCCCGTACATGTGCCGCGACTCGCAGCGTGCGGCTGAGTCGGCATGGCTGATCGGCCTGCACAACGCCTCTGTTTCGTGCGGTCCGCAGATCATCACACGGCCCGGAAAGATTCGCCCGAAAGACGGCAAGTACAGCATCCGCGGTCCCAAGTTCTGGGACATTCTGGACGAGAACGCGGCGCTCAACGACGTGATGACGTTCGTGAACATCCCGAACAACGCCGAGCAGGCGTTCGAGATATTCGAGCGCGCCAAGCAACTCATGGACGAGGAACTCAACACCCAGCAGTGGGCAAGTCCCGACACATCCGAGGAGCAGGAAACCGCCTCCGGCATGGCGATGGTGATGAACGCCAGGACGATCCTGCAGCGCCGCGTCGCCGCAACGGCGGATGACGACATCTTCCGCCCGATGATCGAGCGGTTTGTCTTGTGGAACCTACTTTGGAACAAGCGGCAAGACATCAAGGGCAACTACGACGTGTTGCCGCTGTGTCAATCGGTGCGACTGGTCAAGGACATCCAGATTCAGCAGAAGCTGTTTGTTGCTACCCAGCTCGCCGGCAATCCGATGTTCCAGGGGATGTTCTCTCCTTACGACATGCTCAAGGACATCATCCGCGACCTGGATGTACAAGTTGACAACTGGATGGTGCCAAAACAGCAGTGGCAACAGGCGCAGCAGCAACAGCAGCAAGACCCCAAGGCCCAGTTGGCCGCGTCCCAGATTCAGCTCAACGAAGCCAAGGCCAAGACCGAGCAAGCAAAGCAGGCCAAGACATTCAACGATTCGCAGACGGCCGGACAACAGCAGGCCGACCAAAGCGGACAAGCCGCGACTTTCGGTGGAGTCACGCCGGATGCTGCGCTCAAGCATCAAGAATTCCTGACTGAGAAAACTCTCCAGATTCACCAGATCAACGCCGGATTGGCGCAGAACCAGAACGACAACCAGACCCAGCGGATTGTCGCAGCGATGAAAGCACAGCAAGACAAGAACCGCACCGCTTCCACCTTCGACGCCAACGCCCGTAGGGAACGTACGGAACTGGCCAAGACCGGCACGAATGCAAGTGTACAAATCCACAAAATAAACACCACAACCCCCAAACCAGCCGCGCAACCCAAGTTGCCGCAGGGAACATTCACCGCACCCAAAGTGCCGCGTTACGGCGGCGGTAAACGACCGGGGTATTGATGAATTTTCAATCTGTGGAATGGCAGGCAGTTGAAGAACTCCTGCGCAAGCGGCTGGCCGAACTGGACCAGTCCAATCGGGACCCATCCCTCGACTTCAACAGCACGCTAGGACTTCGTGGAGAAATCCAGTCGTTGCTGTGGGTCTTGGCATGGCCGCGCCGCCAAGAGGCGGAAAACACGACTGAACCAGAGGTGCATTTCGGGGTATGAGAAAACAAGATTATCTGGAAGGATTAAAAGCGGCAGAGGCCGACAATCCCGAACCACAAGCAGCGCTTCCGCTCGATCCTAAACAGGACGAGCCTGCGAAAACAGAAAATCCGCCGAAACCCACAGAGCCGGTTAAGGCTGAGCCTAAGGTGGAAGAGCCGCCGAAGGTTGCCGAGCCGGTTGCCGCGGAGCCATTCAAGGGCTGGAATCTGCTGGACGAGGAAACGCGCAAGTCGCTGGAGGAGCGTTGGACGCGCGAGGCGAAGCTGGAGGAAGACTTCAAGCGCCAGCAGAAAGAGTACGCCCAGTCGCAAAGCCGTCTAGCGCCCACGCAGCAGCAGCTTGCCAAACTCCAGGCCGATTATTCCAAGGCACAGAAGCAACTGCGGGAACACGAAAGCAAGCATCAGAACTCCCTGAGCGAGGAAGCCAAGCGGCGACTGGAGCAGTTCAAGAAGCAGTATCCGGATGAATCGGAGATGCTGGAAATACTGACAAACCAAGCCTACAAGGAAGCCGAAGCTGCGCGCAAAGACGCGGAGGCGACGCGCAAGAAACTCGAAGCCATTGAGCAGCGCCAGAACATTGGCGACCAGTTGCGTGTGCTCAGTGATGCACACCCGGACTGGAAACAGGCTAGAGGTTCGCTGGAGTTTGAAACATGGTACGGGGCACTTGATCCCTACGCCAGAGAATTGATTGGAACCCGTTTGCATTCCAATGACGCACGCGACGCAATCTACGTGCTCAACGAATTCAAACGTGATTTAGCCTGGGCGCAAACGCTGCGAACCGCGCCCAGTAGTGAGCAACCAAGGTCCAGCGCGGCCCAGCCAACAACGGCGACCCCCGTAGCAGACCCCGATCCGTCGCGTAGGACAACCGCCCCGGTCACGGCAGGACAACCTATCTCGGACAAGAAGCGGCAGTTAATCGAAGCGGCTGCGTTTCTGCGCAAGCAGCAACGACATGCTTAATCCTTCTTTCCATTTTAGGAGTTACCCATGGCTATCAAGACCTACAACTCGGGGTCTGTCAGTGGCGTATCCGTACCCGCTCTTGCCCTCAAGAAGGTACTGTACCGCGCACCGGCCTTCGAGCGTTTCTCGTATGCCTGTTCTGAGCGTCAGCTCTCGGAAGGCACCTCGGCCACGATCATCCTGACTCGCTGGCTCAACCCCGCCGTCAACAGCTCGCCGGAACCGGATGGCACTACGCCGGTTTTCCGTCAGCCGCAATACGAAAACTTCTCTGGAACGATGAATCGTTACTCGGAAGTGTTCGCCATCTCCATGCAGGACTACAAAATGTCCCCGTGGAATGCGGTGGAAGGCTCCATCGGCCTGCTCACCGACCTCATCAAGTCCACGCGTGAACGCATCCGTATCAATGCGGCGTACTCCGGCACGAACATCATCTACAACGCCGGTTCTATTTCCACGACCGCCACCGTCAACGGGCCGATCACTGCCGGCCGTTTGCAGGTAGGCATCGCTGGAATCCAGAACTCCAAGGGAGTGGCGTTCACGAAAGACCAGGGTGCGGTGGACAAGTTCAACACCACTCCGATGGAAGCGGGTTATTACTTTTTCCATCACACCTACATGAATCCGGACATCCGCGCGATTCCCGGCTTCGTCCCGTTGCCGGAAATGGCGTCCCGTGAAGGACTGCCGCCGGGTACTTGGGGTGCGTTCCAGAACGTGTTCTTCGTCTCCCAGCCGGAAATTCCGATCCTGCTCGGCGCGGGTGGCACGAACAGCGCGATGCGTTCGACGGCAAGCAAGGTGGACGTGTACCAGTCCTTCCTGTGCGCCAAGGACGCGATTACGTCCATCGCCTTGGAAGGCGCGGAGGAGGAAGGTTACGGCAATGCCGAAATCGAAATCCTCGACACGCCGGACAAATCCGATCCCACCAACGCCCGCGTGCTCGTCTCGGCGGCATGGTTCGATCTGGCGCTACTCACCTCGAACGACTGGGGTGTGCAGTTCCAGACCGGCGCAACCGCCAACCCGGCCTAATGGAGAACTGATATGACGACCTACGTAAGTTCGCTCTATGAAGCCGCCCCGAATCGTGGTGGCACCGCAAACATTGCACGCTCTCCTTCGGTGGATCACCGCGGCGTGCCGGCGACGGAGCTTTTCAGCTTTACGATTCCAACCGGAACTGTTCTTGCGACCAACGATGTCATCAAGTTGGTTCCCGGACTGCCCGCTGGCACCAAAGTGTCGCGTTTCGCCATGACTCTCCCTGGTTATGACGGCGGCACCGCACTCACTGCAAACCTTGGGTGGGCTTCTGTGGCATCGGGTGCCGGTCTTGTCACCGGTCTGACCACGGCGTCTATCCGTACCGGCGGCACCATCTCCGTCACGGATGCTCAGGTGCTGGCACAAACCGCTTGCGGTGGCGTGGCAACCGCCACTACCAACCTGCAGGCTGCTGGTGCACAGGATGAGCTGGTCATCTTTGTGAGTGCTGGTGCTGCAAGTGCGGGCACAAACGGAGCAACGAACGTTTTAGTCGAACTGGTTTACCCGTAATCGTAAATCACAGCGCGACCTTTTTGAGGCCCTTCGGGGCCTCTTTTTTTTGGAGATGTAAATGGATAACAAGTTTGAGCATTGGGCGGAAAGCAAGTTTCAGGGACTGACTCGCGCGGAGTTGCGTGAGGCCGGCCAAGTGTTCGGGTGCAATTTCGGCCCCAACACAAAAGAAGAAGTCATGCGCGTGAAATTGTGCGAGGTGGTTGGTGCTGGTGCGGCTCCTGCGGAGCCGGCCAAAGTCATCCCGATCCCATCACAGCACGGCCGCCCGGGGCTGGCTCCCACAGAGCGTTGGGAAGGCCGGCGTCATCGCGTGCAGGTTCATCACGGTGACGACGACAAGGAACACAAGGCATTCGTGCTGCAGTGGAACGGCGATGCCCGCGCGTTTCCGTTCGACAAGGTTTGCGACATGCCTGAGCCGTACTTCCACATTCTCCAGCATGCGGTGGTGAAGACCGTCAAGCAGCGTCCAGTGAAAGATGAGGAAGGCCGTCTGGAGCGCATGGAGAGTTACGACGTATCCAAACCGCGCTACGCCTACAACTACATGGGCGTGACTCCTGGCACTGAGGAGCTTCCGACCTCGATCCTCGACTACTGGCAACGCAAGGCCACGGCCAACAACTATTTCCGCGATCTTGCCGTGAAACCGGCTGGCCGCAAGGCTCTTATTCGCATCTATGCCGACCTCACCGAGTCCAAGGGTCCGGATTACTACAAGGACAAGACCAGCGAAGACATTCTGGCCGACATCCTCCAATTCCTCGGCCTTGAGGCCGTGATGCTGGAAGAAATCGAGAGTGTGCTCGCGTCGTGAATTGCCTTCAGATGGTGCAGATGCTTCAGGCGCAAGTCGGAGCATCGGCCGACCTGCCGTGGGCTGGTCCCAGCACGCTGCTCGGCGTGACGGGCCAGTATCTGGAGTTATTTAACTGGGTGCAGATGGCCTACAGGGACATCCAGAACGACCAACCGCAGTGGCGCTGGAGAACCAAGCAGGGTGTGTTGAGCTTGGCCAACGCGCAGAACGTCTACACCGTCTCACAGATCACAGCTCAGACCGGAGGTGCGGTTGTCGCCCCCGGTACGGACTTGGGTGATTACGAAGACATCGATCCGCTGCACTTCATCGACGACAACTCCTACGGGTTGGTCTACGACTCGACCATTGGCGTGGGCAACGAAACCTACTGCCACTACTTCCCATATCAGGATTGGCGCGGCTGGAAAGACCGCAACGTGTTGCCGGTTGGCAAGCCCACCTATTTCACCAAGCGTCCAGATTCTTCACTGGAGTTTTCTCCGGTTCCAAACATCGCGACCTTCGTGTTTGTGACGGACTACAAAACCAAACTGGATTCTTTCCCGGCTAGCGCCGCGAATCTTCCCACCTCACAAAGCGACGCTTACTCCCCGCTGTATCTACCGACTCAATACCACGAAGCCATCGTGTGGAAGGCGCTCATGTACTGGGCGACGCAGCGCATGAACGGCGCTAAGTACGAGGTCGCCAAGCGCGAGTACGACCGCATTATGAACAAGATGTACGTGCAGTACCTGCCTGAAATCAGGCCGTACATTGCGGAGTACTACTAATGCCCTTCGTCTCACTTCCTATCGACGGTGGGCTGGATTTAATCACCGCGCCGCAGGCCGTGCAGCCCGGCAAACTAACTGATTGCCTGAACTACGAGGTTTCGCGTCAGCGCGGCATCCGTCGAATAGATGGCTACGAGAAGTTTGATGGCGGAAATAGCCCAAGCATATACACCGTTAATTGGAATGGGTTTGTTTATCTGGCCGGGGCGACAGGGGACAAGACGGCGCATTTTGCTCCCGGAACATCCATAAACGTTACATTATTAAATTCTGTAAACGGACACGCGTTGGTGGTTCCTGCATTTGTTGTTTTTAATCAGAACACCTACGATGGCAGCACAACAACTTTTGCTGTTTGGTATGCGCTGGCTCAACCTATCAACATACCAACAAATCTGATAATCACCACGGACGTTGTTGAGGTCAATGTATCCAGTCCGATTTCATTGCACGGCATTACAATAAATGTATACGGGTCTGGCGGAATGACAAACGCCAACCTGTTGTCTGCTGCGCAAGCGGTGTATACGAATGTATCAGCATCCATTCAGGCCGTCCCCGGACAAGGAAATGTCAACGGATTGTTCTGGCTGAAGGACAAGCTATACGCTGTTCGTGATTATCTGACTTTTAATTTCACTGCCGGTACCATAGCCCCTAATGTCGGGGATGTGTTGTACCAGGGCGCGTCTTTTGGAGCCGCCACTTGGATCGGAACAGTAATAGGGGTAAACGTAACCTCTGGATCGTGGACCGGAACCGGAGCTGGCAACGCCGCCGGCACAGTTATGGTTTACAACTTGGGTGGTTCTAATGGTCCAGACCTTGCCCCATCAGGCACAGTAAACAACAACACGCAGTCAGTCACGGCGATCCTGACGGCCGGAACAAGTGGTGCCAGTCATGCGCCAGCCGCCGCAGCCGGCCTGTACCAAGCCTCCGGTGGTCGTGGTTCCACAGCCTCTACCAGAAGCTGGCAGTGGATGGACTTAGGTTTCAACATTGGATACAAGTCTGGTTTGGTCGATTTCACGGACATGAATCTAGCCATCACGACCAGTCAATCCCCGCAGTATGTAGTCACCAACTGGAAGACAGCCACTACCGGAAACAATGGTGGATGGATCAACAGCACAACGCCGACCGGCACATTCCCGACTGACGTGCAAACGGGGGTTGGTGCGACAAACGGATTTGTTTATCACTTCTTTCAAAGTGGTGGTAATAGCTTCAAGACCAGCGGAATCTTGAATCTGTCTGGGTTTGGATTCACCGACTTCGACATTCCTACCGATGCGGCAGTGACCGGCATCGAAATCCAGATGCACTGCGCCACGAACGGCCTGACTGGCAGCTTCACGGCCGCGCCGATCGATTCTTCATTGACCATAGGTCCCGTTGCATCAGGACCGCAGAATATCAATCTGGCCAGCACCGTTCCGTTTACGGTGGTTGGTACGGGCACGGACAACGGCGCTGCGTACTCTAACTACGGTAGTTTCGTTACGCGAGATATTGGCGCTCCTGCTGAAGTACCCAACGTCCCAACGTCCAAACTAGGATACACCGGGCTGACTGCAGCAGACCTGAAAAACCCAAATTTCAGTATCAACTATCGTGTTGGTCAGACAACCAACGCTTCCACCCAGCACATGTTCTTTATGACCGATCAGGTGCGTATCCGCGCATCATACCTGCCGGTCGGGAACGGAATTTACTTCTGGAATGGAGTGGCTAATCTGACGGTGACCGATGGCCACATGACGGCCAACGATCTTACGAACACACTGACCTCGGCGACTGCCAACTTCACCGCAGCCATGGTGGGTCAGACGGTAACCGTGTCTGGCGCTGGCGCTGGCGGTACGTTATTGACGGCGTTCATCTCGACGTTTGTGAACTCCACCACGGTGACGTTGAGCGTCATGGCGGTGACTACCGTCACGACAGCCACCGTGAACACCTATACGGCTGTACGTGCGCAGGTAGTTCAGCACTACCAGCTATCCGGGACTGTTGGTGATAGTACCGCCGCCGGGCAACTGTATATCCAGTTCGTGAATATCCTTACTGGTGTTGTTGGCGGTCCTCCGGTTCGTCTTGTGTTGGCCAATGAAACCATCCGTTCATGGCCATCCGGTGGCGCGGCTCCTGATGGCGGCGTAGCAGACGCCTCTTTGTTGTTGGCGAAAGCGGCCACAAATTCCGCTCCCAACGTCATGGACTGCTCCACTTTGTTGAACGGTCAGGCGCAGCCCGATGGATCACTTTCTCCGCCGAGCAAGTACCAGTCCATCACACAGAATTTTTATGCAACGTCAGGACTGGACGCTATCTACGGTGTGTCTGGCGGCGGTCCGGCGTTCTTCTACGACGGCCCCAAAGTCAACACATCGGGTGCCACGGTTCCTGGGAATTTCTGTCGTATCCTGACTGGCCTGCCTTTGCAGT